GGATCATGATGCTGGCCGTCTGCACCGCCTCGGCCACGTCCAGGTCGAAGACGCCGGCCAGGGTGGCGGCGCGACGGGTGATGGCTTCGAGCTGGCCAGCCGTCTGCTTCTCCAGCGAGCCGAAGGCCCCGCCGACCGCCGACAGCGCCTCGGCCACCTGCTCCAGGCCCTCGCCGGTGCCGCCGCTGTAGAGCCGGGTGATGATCGCCCGATACTGCCGGGCCTCCTCGAGGCCCTGGCCGAACTGGGCGGCGACGCGCGAGCCGAGCTGCTGGTTGGTGAAGGCCTGCGAGCCGAGCGAGGCGATGGCCCCGCCACCGCCGGCCAGGGCCGCCGCCCCGACGGTGGCGACCTTGCCGGCCACCTCCTTGGATCGCTCGTAGGCCGCCTTGGCCTTGGCCGCACGCTCCTGCTGGCGGGCCAGACGCTGCAGGCCCTGCTCCTGGGCCTCGATGCTGCTGGTGCTCTGCTCGATGCGCCGGCGCAGGCGCAGCTCCTCGGCGCCCAGGCGGCGGGTGTCGATGCCGGCCTGGCCCAGCCGTCCCTGCAGCTCCTGGAGCTTGCGCTGCTGCTCGCCGTAGCCGGCCTTGAGCTTGTGCCCCTCGCGCATCGCCCGCTGGAACTCGGCGGTCATCTTGCGCGTCGGGTTGGCGGTCGCCGCCATCTGCGCGGACAGCGCACGCAGGCGCTCGCGGTTGGCCTTGACGGCCTCGCTGGCCTGCTCGGTGGCCTGCTGCTGGCGGCGGAAGCCGGCCACGTCGCGCTGCTGGGCCTGCAGGCCCTTGAGGGTTTCGCGGCTGGCCTTGAGGGTCTGGGCCATCTCGCTGCCGCCCTGGGTGACGGCGCGGATCGGCCGGGTGGCGCGGTCCACCGCCTGCAGCAGGACTTCAAGCTTCAGATCGCGCGCCATGCTGGATCTCCCATCGCTGCCGGGCGCGCTCGCGCCACTCCATCAGTTCGGCGAGGCCCAGCGGCTCCATGTCCGCCGGGCCCCAGTGAAAGACCATGGCCAGGTCGGCCATGGCGTCTTCTACTCGGCGAGGGACGCTTCCCCCTTCGCCGACTTCGGCAGCAAAAAACCGGTGACCTCGCTGCCCATCTGGAACAGATCGGCCGGATCGAGCAGGCCGATCTCAGGATCGGTGAGGGTCGGGCTGCTGATGCGCGGCAGCACCTTGCGCAGGGCGGTCACGTCCATCTGCATCAGCTCGATCAGGGACACGCCGCGCAGCTCGCCGGCGGCCGGCTTGCGCAGCTGGATCTCGGTGATGGTCTGCTCGCCGCGCTGGATCGGGGTGTCGAGGGTGACGGTCTTGGTGGTTTTGCTCATTGGAGTACTCCTGGTTGTTCTTGGTGGTGCCGGCGAGCGCGCCGGCGGGTGGTGGCCGGGCATGCGTTACAGGCCGATGGCGCTGCGCTGGGCGGCCAGGCGGTCTTCGCCGTTGACCGTCTCGACCATGTTGAGCAGGTCGATCTCGATCTCGGTGTTTCCGTCGACGATCAGCTTGTAGTAGCTGCAGGTGGTGACGATGCCGACCTCGGTGTCCTCGCCGGCCTGGGCGTCGCCGAGGTTGATCTCCTCGTGCCGGCCGCGCACCACCACCTCGACGGCGCTGACCTCGCCGGTGTCGTCGCGCTGGTAGGCGCCGGCGAAGCGCAGCAGCACGCCGTCGGCGGTCGTGACACCGAACTGGCGCAGCACGGTCAGATCGAGGCCGCCGAGGGTCCACTCGAACTGGATGCCGTCGTCGCTCATGCCCAGGTCGACCTTGACCGGGCCGTTCATGCCGCCGCCCCGGTAGCCCTCCATCTTGCGGGCCAGGGGCGGCAGGGTGACGTTGCGGGAAACGCCCAGGTAGCTGTTGCCGTCGTTGAACAGGTTCAGGTTCTTCAGTTTGCGGGGCAGTGCCATGCTGGCGGGCTCCTATCAGGCGTTGATCCGGCTGGCGAAGTCGACCAGGAAGCGGTCGGTGATGCGCTGCTGGAACATCAGGTTCTCCAGCGGCGGGACCGGGGTGTAGTCGTAGTCGATGTAGAGCTTGCCGGCCTTGAGGGTGGTGGCGTCGTTCAACTCGGGGTCGTACCAGGCCTCGGCGTCGATGATGTAGCCCAGGCGCTTCAGCTCGCGGAACTTGGCGTTGACGCCCTCCAGGATGTCGCGCACCAGGCTCGGGTGCATGGGCTTGTCCACCGCCCACAGGTGCGCCTCGGCGATGGTGTCGGCCAGCACCTGGGCGGTGCGGGTGTAGTTCTCGAAGGCGAACAGCGGGTCGGCGCTGCAGGTGCGCGAGCCCCAGAAGCGGAAGCCGTCGCGGCGGATCAGGGTGGTGACCTCGGCCTCGTTGAGGTAGTTGGCGTCGGATGTCGGGTCCTGCAGGTCCCACCAGACGTCCGCGCTGATGCCGGTCACGCCGTTGACCGGGACGTTGGACAGGGTCTTGTGCCAGCCCACCTGCTGGTCGATCTTGGCGCGCAGGCCCAGTGCCCGGGCAACGGCCGGCGCGGGGTCCTCCGCGCTGGTGGTGGTGTTCCAGGCGGTGAAGTCCGGCCAGATGACCATCAGCTCGCGGGCGCCGAGGCCGTCGCGGTAGGCCACAGCCTCCTCCTTGGTGGCGCAGTTCCAGGCCGAGACGTAGCCGAAGGCGCGCAGCTTCTGGGCGATGCTGGCCAGCTCGGTGGCCACGGCCAGGGTGTCGTGCCCGGGCACGCCGAGGATGCGCGGCTTGACGCCGAGCTGCGCTTGGGCGGCGAGCAGGGCCTTGAGGCCGGTCATCTGGCCGCCTGCGGTGGTGGTGCCGATGATCTTGGTGTTCTGGTCGGCCTCGATGGCAGCGGCGTCGACGCCCTCCCCGTCGGCCACGCGCACCACCACGGTGACGGCGTTGGCCTGGTCGCTGATGGCATCCAGGGTGGCGGCCAGGGTGCCGAGGGTGCCGGCATTGGCGATGGCGGCCTGGACATTGGTCACCAGGACCGGAGTGTCGAGGGGAAAGGCGGTGGCATCGGCATCGCTGCCGGTGCAGACCACGCCGATGACGGCGGTGGAAACGACGCGAATCGGGCGGGTTCCTTCGGAAACCTCGATGACTCGCACGCCGTGATGGTATTCGGTGGCCATGGGCGGCTCCTGCGCGGGATGGATGGTTCCCGCGCAGGGTGGCGCGCGTGTGGGCGATGGGACAGCGGCGGGGGTTGTAGCGTGGCGCGCTACAGGGCCAGGTCAGCCGGCGGCGGCCGGCGGGAAGTGCTCGCGGACCAGCTCGCCGTAGTAGGCCAGCTCGCAATGGCGGATCTCGCCCTGGCGGTCCCACCAGAACAGGCCGTCGATCAGCCGCTCGGCCAGGGTCCAGCCCTCGCGGTGCGCGCGGCTGCTCAGCGTCTCGTCGACGTAGCCGGCCAGCAGCGCGTTGGCCAGCTGGTCGACGGCGATCAGCAGGCCGAGCCAGTAGGGCCGGCGGCGACGGTCGGGGCTGTAGAGTTCGAGCTTACTGGCCATAGTCGACCTCCAGTACCGGCAGCCCGGCGAGCACGTCCTCGAGGACGGGCAGCGGCGTGGTGCCGGCCTGGACCTCGGCGAGCAGGCTGTAGCAGTAGTCCCAGCACAGCGACCGCCAGGCCCGGAAGGCCAGCCCCTCGGCCTGGAAGCGCGGCACCGCCGGCTCGTCGGCGTAGGTCACGGCGCTCTTGATGTCGTCGTAGCCATAGCTCTTGGCGGTGGCGTCCAGGTGCTGCTGCACCTCCCGCTCGTACTGGGCGGCCTGCTCGTCGATGCTGAGCACCGGAGCGACGTAGACAGCGATCTCGCCATGGTCGCCGTCCAGGATCGCGGCGTGCAGTGCGCGGCAACTCTCGTCGCTGTCGTCGGGCGAGGCGGTATAGGGTATCCATCCATATGCCGGGTGCTCGAGCTCGCAGTCGATGGTGCCGAGCGCGTTGTATTGCAGGTTGCGAACTTGCATCAGGAAACCCTCAAGAAGAGCGTGATCGAGTCGAAGTCAACGACAGACATGCAGCGCCACGAACCGGACAGACCGCCGCCCGAATAACCATCGTCCCAGGCATAACGAAGAACCGATCCGGAAACGATGTCGCCTGGGTTAATGGCCGAACCTGAGGTGTTTTTACAGAACGCATAGGCGCCGACCGCGCCAACGGCAGTTCCGGCGACTCCAGGCGGGACCATAGTTGCTAGATTCCCTGTATGCACAATCTCCCGGACAGTGTCCCATGCAGCGCCGTCACTGGCCTGGTTCCTGAAAGCCAGCCGATCACCGCTGTCCCCCAGGCTCAGCTCCCACCCCCGCGTAGATGAAGCTCCGAACTTGATTAGGGTTCCCCAACTACCATCTATGAGATCTCCATCAGATGAATAGTTGACCACTGTCCCCAACGTCGACATCTGGGAAAGCGTTTTTGCCTTAGTGAGGTTCGTGTTGGAATAAAGCGATGTGTGGTTGTGAGTGTCGTCGCCTACAACCGCCGCAATAGTGACGTTGGCCGAACCATTGAAACTCACGGACCCTGTTACATCGCCTGCCAGCGAAATGGTGCGGGCCGTATACAGGATGTCTGCGGAATCAGCCTTGCCCGCAATGCTGACACTGCCGGAGTAACTCGTGATGCGCCGATTGGTCAGGTCAAAGGCAATCGGAGCCGCAATGAACGCCCCCGTATCACGGTTGTATTGCCCAAAACGGATCTCGTCCACGCCGCTGTTACCACCGGCATGGATGTTGATCATGTTTCCATACTGGCCATATAGCTGGAGTGATGCCCAGGTTGAAGCGCTTACTCTAAGTGCCGAACAAGACAAGGTGGTGGAGTAAGTCACTCCAGGGAACGTCGTGTTGCCGTTGGCATCCAGAATCGTCGCCGTGCGCTGAAGTGTGCCAGCAGAGTATTGGCGGACATACAAGGGCTCGTTGCCATTGTCGTGCAAGTCAATCGCTACGAACCCGGCATCACTTCCGCTATCGCCAAGCGTGAGTTCGAACCTGTCATTTCCCCCCATGTAGCCTGTCAGCATCGCCGTCGGCGTACCCAAGGTGCCATTCAGCAATAGCGGTCCATTGAACAACGCGGCATTGACCGTACCGTTGGCATCCCGCTGGACGATCTGGCTGGGTGTAGCAGCCATGGACGCCGTGATGGTCGCCGAGTTGCTCAGCTCCAGCAGTGTGCGTACCGCAGCGGCATTAGCAGCAGCGATCAGGCTGCGCCCGAACGAGGTAAAGGTAGCCAGGGCCATGGCCCCTGCCCCCGTGAAATAGGCCAGCCGATCAGCCAGGCCGGACAGCCCGGACAACGCGGTCAAGTTGGCATGCAGTGACTGCTTGCCATCCTGCAGCGCCTTGCCCTGCGCGGCCGTGAGTGCCTGAGTCGTGCTGGTACTGGTCAAGGTGTTGTTGAGCTGGACCAGGCCGGCGCGCGAGGTGTTGGCCGTGAGGGACTTCAAACCGGCCGGAGTGACGGCTCGACTGGTATCGGTGCCGGTCTGGGTTTCCGCGTCCGTGGCCAGCTCGACCAGGCCGGCCCGGGT